GCTTCCAACTGATAATCGGTTGGATTATGAATAGTATTTTTACCTGGAGTGGAAGTATCAGCCATCTTATGTGTTCATCAAAACTTCAAACTGTGCTTCTAAATCAGAAACAAATCTTGAATTGATCAATTTAATATCTCGCTTCGATTCGTTAAGATTATATTCATAGTCATAAATTGAAACTGCTTTTTTAGATGTTGTATGAGTAATATTATCTCCGTAACCAAATGTACCCTTTAAGGTTCTTTCGACTGTGGTATTATAAGTATTTTGATCAACAATAACATTTTTAATTACAGTAACTTGTGTGTCATCGTCATAGGTAGTAATTAATTTTTCATAATGGTGGATGTTAGTTTGTGTATATTCCAGCACATTTTGAGTGTTAGCTGCTTCGGAATATTTGTCCGTCATATAATTTGAAAACATAGTTGAAGTTAATGGCCAACTCCACAACGGATCAAGGGCCTCATTGGATAACAACACCATCCAATAACGATATTGATCGCCATAATATTTGTAAGCCACAATTTCAGGACTATCACCTTCTTGAACCGTATACTTGTAATAAACTAAAGGATTGTTCGATAGAGTGTCGATTAATTTATTGCGTACCACTAAATTTTTGAGTACCTGTGCCGATCCGTTGTCGTTAACATTGATGATCGTAGGTAAAGTATTAAAATATTTCATTGTTTCCTTTAAAAATCTAGCCAGCCTGAATTACCAGGAGAATTCGCATAATCTACCGCTTTATTAAAGGTTGCACCAGGACCTTCAGCTGCATTGGTAGAAACTTTAGAATTTTTAATATCTTCTTTAGTAACAATTTTAGTTTCTTTAAAGGACAAAGTTAAACGAGTTTGAATTGGATAACCGTCATTATAAGCCGCCCAGCCATTTGGCGCATAATCTATCATAACATTTTCCAATACACAATCATTAATTGTCATGATCTTGGCGTCAGCACCTTTTGTAATTGTATCGGTTGGATTTTGTGTTGTTAAAAATCCTAAACCAATATTGCTCAATGCAGATTTAAAAACATTAGTTACCGAATCAATTAAGCCACCATTACCGCCTAAGAATTTAAATTTAATTTGAAAAATCTGTGGAGGAGTTAAATATTGTCCTGAATTACCTTCTGCAGCACCTGATAATCCTGGAAGAGAATAAAATGCAAAAGAATCACAAATATCTTTTACTGTTTTTGCTTCAGAAGCACTTTTTGGAGTTAAAATAAATTCCAACGTAAAAGTTCTTAGTGCAACACCTTTATAAAGTAGTTGTAATTGTGGATTAGTAAATGAACCTAATCCTTGTTGAACTAAAGAACCTAATCCTGCTTTACCACCCAATACTTTTGTATTTAATGCTTCTGCTGCTCGGCCAATTGCATCTTGAGCATATGCAGACTTTGGTGAAGCTTTAATTTTATCGAGTAATTGCTTTTCATTACCTCCAAAATCTTGAATTGCGTTGCCTATAAACCCTTTTAATCCTAAAACATCAGTTAAAGAAACTTGATCGTAACTTGAAGTGTATTCTACCGCTAAAGTTTCAGGCATAAACAATGAAATGTTGGCTAAAGGAATCCCTTTTTTAATCCTATCATAGGTTTTAGCTTGAACTACTTTGGCCAAGCTTGGTAAAGTAACCATAGCGGCCAAATTTTTTGCACCAGCTGTGATCGCACTCGCATCACCAGCAACAATTCCTGCACCTACATTGGCAAGGTTGCCGCCAATTTCTCCAACACCAGTTGCAAAACCTGATGTATAATCAAAAATTGAAAATTGTACCGCATGACCCATTACAGGATTTGATGCTAAATCAGCAGGATACAAAAGATTTTGCGATGATTGGTTTTGGAATAAACTAGATAGTGGACCTTGTAACTGTGCCAACGGAATGTTAACACCGCCAATATTTGTTGGAATAACTGATAGACCCATGGTTTTCTCTTTAGGTTTGATTAATATATATTTATATGGCTTATTCAGGACGATTCATACCAAAAAACCCCAAAAAGTATGTTGGGGACGCTAATAATATAATTTATAGAAGTTCCTGGGAATGTAAGGTGATGTCGTGGTTAGATCAGAACGATAGTATTATTTCTTGGGCATCCGAAGAATGTATTGTTCCTTATGTATCCCCCGTTGATGGCCGGAAGCATCGATATTTTCCCGATTTTATTGTTAAAGTTAAAACCAAATTGGGAACATTTAAAACGATGATGCTTGAGGTTAAACCTAAAAAACAAACAATCCAACCAGAACCTCGTAAAAGAGTAACTAAACAATATATTACAGAAGTTACCACTTATGCCGTCAATCAGGCCAAATGGAAAGCAGCAACAGAATTTTGTTTGGATCGTGGTTGGGAATTTAAGTTGGTGACCGAAGACCACCTTGGACTATGAACTAAATAATCGATGGCATCGAAACTTACACAATTAGCACAACAAAAAACAGCAGCCGAGCTTCAAACTATGTCCAGAGAAGCAATGGATTGGTTGATGAAGAAACTGGCTGATATTCGTAATCCTTCTACGATACCTGGTGGTATGAGTAGAGAAAAATTCAGGCAAACCAACCAGTTTATGCTGGGGGGTTTATATTGTTTTTATTATGATCCTAAGACCAAAGCGGATTTACCATATTATGACATATTTCCATTAACTTTGGTATTGGAACGATATAATGATGGTTTTCTCGGTTTAAACTTCCATTATCTGCCACTCCGGTACCGGTTGGCATTTATGACCAAATTATTGGATTTCGCCACCTACGACAGTAAAAATGATATTCAAAGGTTACGAGTCACCTATGACATTTTAAGCGCCTCCAAGCGCCTTAAAGAGTTCAAACCGTGTATTAAACGATATCTTACTAATCAGATACAATCTAGGATGCTTGCCATTCAGCCAAACGAGTGGGATGTGGCAGCTTTTCTGCCAATTCAGCAGTTTAAGGGTGCCAGAGCCAGTAGGGTGTGGCAAGAATCCGTAGAAGAAATAAGGAACTAAAATGGCAGGTAGTATAAATGATTTTAAATCGAGTTTTAAAACTGACGTTGCTCGGCCGGCAAAATTTGATGTAACTATTCCAGTACCTCTTGTTTTGGCGCCATATATTACCAATGGAAGAAATTTAAGTTATCGATGTGAAGCTGCTGAGTTACCAGGCAGAACATTTGAAACTGCCGAAAAGAAAATGGGTTCAGCCCCCGTTGAAAAGTTTCCATACCGTACCAACTTTACAGAAGTTACTTTGACATTTATTGTTTCTGATGACATGAATGAGAAAATCTTTTTTGACCTATGGATGGAATTGATCAATCCTAGTACCAATTTTAATTTTCAATACAAAGCAAACTATGCGGTTGATGTATCAATCAACCAATATGATGTTACTAACAACTTAACCTATGCGGCCGTATTGAGAGAAGCATTTCCTCTTGCTATAAACCAATTAGATATGGACTGGACATCTGACGGTTATCATAAATTGGCTGTAGTATTTGCATACAAACAATGGAATAATAATACTGTGCAGAGTCTTGGTCAGAATTTGGCTCAATCAGCACTATCAGGATTAGTTACTGACTTAACAAGATTTTGATTTATTTGAAAAAGGAGTTTTAAAATGGCTTTACCAAAAATTGATACACCCGTATATGAATTAGATTTACCGTTATCCAAGAAACACATTCGATTTAGACCATTCTTGGTTAAAGAACAAAAGAACTTGATGATGGCTTTGGAAGCTGATGATAAAGAAACCATCGAAAGAAACATCAAACAAGTATTAACAAATTGTACCATTACTGAAGATGTTGATATTGATAAATTGCCAGTAATTGATGTCGAATATTATTTTATCAATTTACGAGCCAGATCAATTGGTGAAATGGTTGAAAATGACTATATTTGCACCAATGAAGTTAATGGTGAGCAATGTGGCGGTAAAATGAAAGGTATTTTAAATTTACTTGAAATTCGAATTGACATTGATCCGAATCAAAAAGATGTTATTCAGATCACCGATAAGATTTCAATTAAATTAAAATATCCAGAATTCTCTTTGGTTGAAAAACTGAGTAAAAAAGATTCTGCTGTTGATATTGCCTTTGAAGTGGTTATTGATAGTATCGAATGGATTTTTGATGGTGAACAGTATTATAATGCTAACGAGTCGACCAAAGAAGAATTGATGGCTTTTATTGAATCCTTGAATCAGGACCAATTTAAGAAAATAGAAGCGTTCTTTGATGATCTTCCAGTTTTAAATAAAAAAATTGAAATTAAGTGTGGAAAGTGTGGATTTGACCATACTATCGATGTAGAAGGCCTCGAAAGTTTTTTCGGGTAATATTTTGTCATGACAACCTGAGAAATTACTATAAAACTAATTTCTCTTTGATGCAACACCATAAGTATTCACTAACGGAACTTGAGAACATGTTACCGTGGGAGCGAGATATTTACGTTAGTATGTTGATTCAGTATATTGA